TAGAATATTTAAACAAAAAGATTATTTAGTTAAATATTCAGAAACACCATATTTTTTAGATGGAGAATATTATCCAGTTAAATTCCAAAAAGATCAAGATCAAAAAGGTAATAGATTTGCCTTTTAATCTTTAAAAAATTAATAAAAGAATCGATATAATATATTAGAAGTATTAGAAAAATTGAAAGGATAGAAATGGTTATTAAGATTGAATGTGATAAAAGAATTAAAAAAGTTAATATAGAATTTTATGATGGATTTGAAACTGAACATGATGAAATTCAAACAATTAAATCAGAATCGCAACATGTACAACATGCGCAGCAAATAAAAAAACCGCAAAAGCAAAGAAGTAATGAAAAAGTTTTAAATACATCAGATGATTTTATTACTGAAGTAAACCAAGAAATAATTGAAAAACCAGAAGTCATATTTACTGAAAGAGAACCATTAGTTGCTCAGGAAATGCAAAAATTAGAATTTTAGAAAGGATTTAAATGAAAAAATGAGAGAATTTTTATTAGAAAATTTGAAAACATTAATAGTAAAAGATGAAATAGCACTCGCTAAATATGTGGATTTTTGTTTAGAAAATAAAAAAGAATTAACAAAAGATATAGATCTTCAAAAACATCATATATTATTACAGTCGGTTTTTACTGAGTTTAGAAATCTTAAAAAATATAAATGGAATTGTGCGCCTTTGTTATTTGAAGATCATGTTAAAGCTCACAAACTTTTAGCTGAGGCAATTCATAATGACTGTATTTATAATGCTAATTGGTTTATGATGCAACAAACTAAAATGGTAAAAAATGATTTATATTATGAAATAATAGAAGTTAAGAAAAGAATTTCAAGTGAAGCCAATAAAGGATTTGTTACAGCAAAAAGAAAAGACTCAGATGAGTTTTTTAGAATTTCTAAAGAAGACTTTGATAAAAATAATGAATTAGTTGGTGCTACATTTGGTGTAGAAAATAAAAAATGGAAAGGTACTATATTAGTTCAAAATAAATTCGGAGAAAGATTCAAAATTAGAAAAGAAGATTTTGATTCAGAAATTCATTCGGGGTGTACTAAAGGATTAGCCCCTTATAAACATTTTAAGACTGGTGAAATAAAAATGTTAAAAACTAATGATGAATTAATTTTAAATGGCACATTTATAGGTAATAGAAGTGGAAAGCAGTCAGAAGAAGAAAAGTTAAAAATAAAAAATATTAAAAAACATTCAGAAAAATCACCAATTTATGTTATATTTAATGAAAAAAATGAAGAAATTTTTTATTTTGAAAGTAATCTTAGAGAATCTTGTAAAAATAATAAACTTCCTACTCGTTTATTTGTAGAATCATTTAAAAATAATTCTAAAATAGCAAAAGGGAAATTTAAAAATTGGTCAGCAAGAAAAATGAAATTGATAAAAATTAAAGAATAATTTGATATAATTATTATATCAAAACATAAGGAAATATATGAAAAAAATTTTAGCGTTAGATATTGGGTAAATATAACATGCTCAATTAAAATGGTGTAAACTGCGGGAAACTCCTTAGAGCTTAAAGATACTAAGTTTTAATAGTGATATTAAAATGGCTGAAGTAATTATTCAGGTATAGTAACAAGTTTTTGAGATTGGACAATCCGCATCGAAGCTTCTCTTTGAGAAGAACGTTCAGAGACTATAATCACCACATAGAAATATGAAGGTATAGTCCAGACCACAAACAAATTAAACAATAAATTTGGCTTTCGAAAGAGGTGGTGGTAAGATGGACATAATAAAGCAACATTTGGAACATCAGATGGAACAATTAAACAAAGATTTAAATTTCCAAGTTTATTAGGTGTAACAAAAAGAAATGAATATGTAGAAGATAATAGAATATATTCTTTTAAAGGACACAACTATTATGTTGGTGATAATGCAATGCATTTACCATCAGAAAATTTAGTTGATATAACTGATTATAAAAATTTAGAACATTATGCTCCACTATTTTTACATCATTGTATTCAAACAATTGGAGAAATTCCAGATATTATTGTTGTTGGTTTAAGTATTGCACAAATAGGAAATTCAGGTTATTTCCAAGCAGAACTTAAAAAATATACAGTTGATAATCAAACATTTGAATTTGATAAAATTTATGTACTACCACAAGGTGCTGGTTCAAAATTGACTATTGATAGATATGGAAATAATTTTCCTCAAGAACAAAAAGAAGATTTATCATCAAGTACTTATGTAGGTGTTGATATAGGAATGAATACTTTAGATTTGTTTTTAGTTTCAGACGGTAAAACATCACCTAATCTTTTTGAAGGTATTGAAAAAGAAGGAATTATGAAAATTGCTATTAAAGTAGCTAAATTAGTTGAACAAGATTTTCATAGAAGCATAACACTTCAAGAAGCAAGAGATGTAATTGATACTGGAATTTATAAATTGAGAGGTAAATCTCATTCATATCAAGCACAAATAGATGAAATTAAAAAAGAATATCTTAAAGATATGATTAGATTAATTGAAGCAAAATATGGTAAAATAATTGATAAATGTGACTTTATATCTGTATCAGGTGGCGGAAGTACAATTTTCAAAACAACAGAAGATGGATTCTTTAAGATTCCAAAAACGGCGAATGAATTTTATAACAGTATTGGATTTTTCCTTTACGGTGTAACTCAATCAAAACAATAGAAATTAACTAAAAATTAACTAAAATTTAGTTATAATTGTAATCTAATAGAAGAAACAAAAGAAGAAAAAGGAATAAAATGTTAAACAAAAAAACAATCGATGTATTGAATACAATTCAAGGAATAGGTGCAGATGAAAAAAGTAATAAAATTACAATTTCATATCCAATAACATATGTAAAGTCTGTATCTGGAGATATATTAATAAATTATGATATTAGATCAACTGAAATTGGAGAATTTGATAATATACCAATTTATAACTTAAACAACTTTTTAAATACATTTAAATTATTTAATGATGATAGAGTTGTAAAAAGAAATGGAAAAGTTATTAGTATTTCAGATGGTTCAGCTCAAGCTAATTTTCTTTTATCTGATCCTGAATTAATTCCATTTAATGATTTCCAATCAATATTTAAAACTACTTGTGAAAGTGCAAATGTTTCTGAATTTTCGTTAAGTAAAGAATCATTAAAGAGTTTAAGAAATGCAAGTGGAGTTTTTAAAGAATTAGACAAATATGTTTTTAAAACTACTGAAAATGGTATTAATATTTCATTAGCAGCTAAAAATAGTTTTAATCAACAATCTAATAGTTATAGTGTTTCTTTTATTTCTCAAACAGAAAAAGAATTTGATGTTGCATTGCCTGTTAATAATTTAAATATGTTACCAGTTTCTGATTATAAAGTTAGTATTAAATATAACTCAGTTAGAGATCAATATAGATTATTAATGGAATCAACAGAATTAGAAAATTTTAAAATTATTCTTTCTTTTGAAAATTTAAAATAAATTAATGGAATTTAAGATATAATACATTATATAAAAATTACATAAATTGCTTAGTGAGTCATTCTTTGGCTCACATAGGAGTTTATCTCCATTTTTAAGATATAGCGTTATTTGAATAGTCTATTAAAGAAATTCAAAGAAAAAAATCGATGTTATAATATATAACAAAAAGTGAAAATTAAGGAAAAAATATGTTTGATTTAAATGAAATGTTTAACTGGGATTCTGCGAAAGATAATGCGTCAATGAACTTGACAAAAGAGAAAAAGAAATACGAAAGTGATTCAAGATTTTATGTTCTTCCAAAAAATGAGAAAAAAGAAGGTGTTGCAATTATTAGATTGTTACCAGATGCTGAAGGTCAAAAATTTACAGCAATGCAAAAAATTGCTTCAACTGTAATTCAAAATGGTCAAAAAAGATTTGTTAATGATTGGTCTCCAGCAAGTATTGGTCAACCTTGTCCTTTCCAAGAAAAATGGGCTGAATTATGGAATGCAGATAGAAAAGAAGAATCAAAAGCATTTTCAAGATCAATTAGATATGTTGTTAATATAAAAATTATCAAAGATCCATTGAAACCAGAAAACGAAGGTAAAATATTCCTTTATGAAATGTCTGGAAGTTTAAAAGATAAATTTCAAGCAGCTCTTGAACCAAGTGAATCTGATTTAGCTATTGGAACAAAACCAAAACAACTATTTAATCCAATGAAAGGGAATAATATTAAATTAGTTGCTAAAATTGGATCTAATGGTCAAACAAATTATGATAGTACAGAAGTTATGGCTGAAGAAACTGCAATTTATTCAACACCAGATGAAGCAATTGCTGACATTAAAGGAAAAGCATTTGTTATTTCTAAAGAATTATTATCTCCAACAAGTTTCAAATCATATGATGAATTGAAAAAAGATCTTGCTTGGGTAACATTTGAAGATGCTAACAAAAGTTCATCTACATCAAGTACACCAAGTGTATCAGTAGCTGAAAAAGCTCAAGCACCTGTTGAAATTAATACAGGAACTACAACACCTACTGCATCAGCAGCTAGTACATCAGCAGCAAATGATGAATTAGATTCTTTATTGGCAGGACTTCTTTAAGAAGTCTCCTTTAAGGATTTAAAATGGTACTAATTGACTTTTCACATCTTACTTTTAGAATGCTATATGTAGCTATTTCAGAAGCAAGACCTAAAAAGAAAAATGGAAAATATGTTACTGAAGATTTTAAAGATATTTTTGTATATTTAATTATACAATCATTAATTAATATTAAAAAGAAACATAGAGAATATGGTGAAATAGTTATTTGTATTGATAGTGCTTCTAAAGGTTATTGGAGAAAAGATATTTGTCCAATGTATAAATCACATAGAGCTAAAGATAGAGATGATTCAGATGTTAATTTTGAAGAAGTTTTTGAAGTTATTAATGATTTATTGGCGAATTTAAAATTAAATTTTCCTTTTAAAATTATTGAAGTAGAAAAAGCTGAAGCAGATGATATTATTATTATTCTTTCAAAAATGATTTCTGAATCAAATATTGGAAAATGTTTAATTTATTCTGAAGATAAAGATTTCTTTCAAATGTTAAAATATCCAAGAGTTGATTTTTTTAGACCTATTGCAAAACAATGGATAACATTAGAAGATAAAGATATGGATAAGTGGCTTATAGAACATGTTTGTATAGGTGATAAATCAGATAATGTTCCTAAAATAATTGATAACATTTATTTTAGTGATAATTTTAAAATGCATTTAATGAATTTTGGTATTACTGATATAGATGACCAAATGCAATTAGATATAAAATGTATCGACAATAAAGAATTAAAAGAAAATATTTTTAATACTTTTACTATTAATAAAAAGAATAGAAAAAATGAAGATACTGGTGAACTGGACATTTATAAAAATAAATCATTTGGAGTTAGTACTTTAGAAAAAGCTATTAAAGATGCAAATGGGTTAGATAATTTTTTAGATTCTCATCCTTATATAAGAAAAAGATATGAAATGAATAAAATTCTTGTTTTAGAAGAACATATTCCGGAATATATAAAAGATTTGATTATGAAAGAATTTTATCAACCAACAAAAGAATATAATTTACTTGAAATTGAAGAATTTTTTAAAAAGTATCAATTGTTTAAATTGATGCCAGAAATAAATATTTTACTTAGTGATTATAAACAAAAATCATTAAATTCAGCAGCAGATTTTGGTTGGGAATAATTCCAACCATTCAACATATTTAAAAATTACAAATTAAGGAAAATAAAATGGATTTTACATACACACTAACACTTACACCAGATGAAGCACAAGCAATTGTAAATGTACTTGGTCAAATGAAAACAGAAACTGGAGCATATCCATTATATGTTAAAGTAGTAGATCAATTTAAAGCTCAAATGCCAGAGCAACCAGAAACAGAATCAGCACAATAATTTAGAAAGGAATAACTTGTCAAAAGAAGTAAAAATAATATTAATCAATGGAAAGAAAAGATCTGGTAAAGATTATTTTGCTAGACTTTTGCAAGATGAACTTTATAAAAACAAAAAAACATCTTATGTTATTGGATTTGCGGATCCTATTAAGGAAATAATTTCAAAAACTTTAAATGTATCTTTATCTGATTTAGATACATTTAAAAATGATAAAGAAAAAATTATTGTTAGAAAAAATGGTTTTCAAGAAATAATTACAGATTTTAGACAAGTTCTTCAAACTTTCGGAACTGAAGCAATGAAACCTATTTTTGGTGATGATATTTGGGTTCAATTATTAATTAAAAAAGCTAAAGAAAGTAATGTTGATTATGTAATTGTACCTGATTTTAGATTTTTATGTGAAAAAATTAGTCCAATTACTGTTAAAATAAGAAATGATGAAATTGATAATGCTTGTAAAGATTCTCATGCATCTGAAAATGAATTGAATGATTTCAAATTCAGTTATACAATTAATAATTCTGGATATAGAGATATTAATAATGAAGTAAAAGATTTTGTTAAGGATATATTAAATGGGTGAAAATACAAGTATTATAGTAGACGGAATTGGTTATTTTAAACCACAAGTTTACTTATTAAATCAAAGTGGTTTAGGTGTAGCTGAATTAGCTGCAAGAACTTGTTATGATAGTTTTGAAAATTCAGAAAATGATTGTATAAGAGATTTTGATTCTGAAACAATTGGAATGATGGGCGGAACTAATATTGATGTAATAAATTCAATTGAA